GGGCGCGTTCGACCCGCAATATCATTGACTATTTCTAGCCGGAGGGTTCCCGCGTCGTAAGCATCGTCGGTCGTGACATGCTACTTCTGCCCACCATGTAGGCCTCGAATGAGCACAGCGTAGGCCTCGAATGAGCACAGCGTAGGCCTCGAATGAGCACAGCTCAGTGGCCCGCTCGCAATCTTTTCAGAACCACCATGCAAATTTTACATACATTAATTTCAATTCTTTAGCTCACTTGCCGTCATCCCGCCCAACTGTGCCGCAAATCGTCACCCCCTGCACCAGACGCACGCCGCTATCTATGCTATATCATTATATGTATATTTGGCATGGCCATAGCATCTATGATAGACATGACGATGACACAACACGCTACCCGCGCTAAGGTGCTTGAGTTGTCCGAAGCCCTCGACCCCTGCCATCAGGGCTCTTGCTGGCCCGATCCCATCGCATGGGACGGACGGTCTCTCGACGTCCAAGCCCGCGACCTCGTCGCTTTGGCGAAGGCGACAATCCCCAGCGTGCAGAGCCAAGCGGCGCTCACGCGCATCCAGCGAGCTCTTGCGGCTCTTGAGCCCCCCAAAGCCACGCCAGCGAAGGCAGCGAAGAAGGGGGAGAGGTAACCATGCGGGACGAAGAGCTCCTATCACGAGCCCAGCTCACGTTTGACGATGTGGACAACAGTGTTCGCGCTCTCCGAGAGAGATGAAGCATGAACCCCCGACTCAGACGCATCAGCCTATCGATCGGGACCGATGTCCTCGCCGCTATCGACACGGCTCGGGGCACCATGGAGCGAGGAGCGTGGATGAGCTCGGCCTGCTTCTCGGTCGCCTGCGGGCAATTTCTGAGACTTCCCCGGCACCTATCCGACGCGATCGGCGATGATGCGGCCCGCCTTGGCATTACCCGAGACGAGCGAGCGAGCGAGGTCGTGAGCGCCGGGCTAGGCATTCTAGGCCGGAAACTATCGAAGGAGGGAACATGAAGCGCATCGTCATGTTATCGCTCGTCAGTCTGTCGTGCGTGATGGCTCACTCGGGGCGTGTCCGCGACACAACCTACGCTGCTGGTTGGCAATGTCCCACGCAGCCGAAGATCAAATGTGGCGACAAGCCCGAGTGCGGAAGATGGGATCGGTCATGGATTGCGACGTGCCCAGCGGATGGCCGAATGTACGACTGCGGGTATGGTTCCAACTCAATAACCGAGTGCACCGAATCAAAAGAAAGCCGCGCGAAGGTGCGGATGAGTATCCTCATCGATCGGCTCGCCATCCAGACCGGGTGCTCCCCGCAGGAGATCTCACTCGTGGCGGAATCAGCCTGGTCCACCGCAGGAGAGACAGCGTACCGAATGCTGGCATGTGGCTCCTATTACATGTGCACGATCGGGCGCGGTGTCTCTTGCCTCATCACTCCTCTTTCTACTGCCCCGAGCGATCCGACCAAGCTCTAGCTTGCGCGTGTCGATCGTGTAGCGCGTGTCGATCGTGTAGCCCGCGCCGCCCGCGCCGGACTAAGCAGCCCACCGAGCTCCGTCCATTGATAGTTCACTTTGTCTATCGCGGCGAGGCAAGCGTTGGAGAGCTCTCGGGCATAGGCCTCGAACAGTTGTCTAACCCTTTCTTCGTCGATCGGTCTTCCTCGTTTCGTCTTCGCCCCGGTTCTTGCCATCGTTTTCCCTTTCACTCACGCCCTCGCCCGCGGTCTCATTCGCTCTCCTCGCAGCGCATAGGCGCGGAGTGCTGTCTGCACCGCCGATATGCAATCATAGGCCAGCGAGCGCGCTAACTCCTCGGCAATCGCACGTATCCTCCTCTGCTCGTCAGTCGGTCTCCCTGGACCGCGTCGAGTGGCAGGCTTGGGTTGCTTTGTCTTTCCGGTTCGTCGGGTCATTATCTTCCTTTCGTGATTCTTCTATCACACGTCTTGCCATTCCTCTGCGACTACCTTCAGCTTCTCGAGCCACCCGTCATCCAGTTCCCCGATCGGCACGCTCAGCACGAGCGCGCAGGGATAGACGGGATGCCTCGGGTCACCCTGCACCATCGCTGAGGCGAACCGCCCGCGGTCGTGCGGCTCCTCCTGCTCGCCCTGGTAGACCTCGAAGGCACCCTCGTCGAGGTCGAGGACATAGGCCCATTCGCATTGAGCCGAATCCTCGGGGAACCGCGACGCGTCCAGCATGATGCCCTGCAGAAGCGTCTTGCTGGGTGCGAGCTGAAGCCTGCGGATCAGGCAGTACCAATCCTCGATCCTCTTTGACCCGACCGCCACATCTGCGATCGGGCGGTATTTCTCGATGTCATCCGCGCTTGCATCTTGCCGAGGGTCCACAACCCTTAGACTGCGGGCGAGATCCTTGAGCCATGCCAGGGGTCGGAATATTTTGACCGCGGCATAGACCCTCATCCCAAGACACTCAGGATGAGCGTCGCGATGGCAGTAGGTGATCTTTGCGACCCCGTCAACGACGACGCCCCATGCTCCGCTCATGCGAGGAATGCGTGGAGGACGCCCTCCCAAGTCGTGCGGTGAGCAGTCGGCCCCTGATTCCAGGGTCGATCCATTAGCCACCCTCGCCGACCCCAAGGATCGACATGCTTCGGGCAGTCGTCGATCAGGATGCCTCCCGTCGCTGAGAGGATGCTCTTATCATGGAGGAGGATGACGGGGATCTTCGTCGAGATGCGCCTCCTCACCCACTCGATCTTCTCGCCAGCGGACCAGGGCTTCCAAGGAGAGCTAGCGATCCTCACGTCGTGCCCTATATCGACCATGCTGAGGACCGTCTCCCGCGCGAGCGGATAAGGCTCGAGCATCGAGAAGACACCAGGGGTATCGAGGAAGCGATTGACGATCTTCTTCACGTCACCCCGTCTCAGCTCGCATAACCTCGGCTCGATCTCAATAACCGCTTGCGTGAGGTCATAGCGATTCACCGTCTCATGCGCGATATCGACACCCAGCTCGCGCCGGAGGTACTCACACCAGGGAGTAACCAGATCCGCGATCACTCCATCGAGGTCGATGAAGATAGTCATTCTCCTGCTCCCAGCTTTGCCCGCAGTTGTACCGTCGCGCTTTGCAGTCGCGAGCAAGCCTCGCACCAGTCGGGTCTATCGGACTTGCGTGCGATTTCCTGCATCCCAGCAACATAGATCTCAATCACCGTGAGCAGCCCCATCAATCGCTCGTTTCGTTTTGCCTCGCTCATAGTCCTGGGAGCCTTTCGCTCTTGGCCACATCCGCAGGTTCTGTCTTCGTCTCCATCTCCACCGTCGAAACCTTTACGAGCGCGCCGACGGTATCTCCCCACTCTTTTCGCGCGATGATCGTGATGATCTCGACGTCATCCCGGTAGACGATGCCCGAGAGGGAATCCCCGACGCTGCGGACGAGCTTATCGAGGTCGTAAGCCTTCGGGTATGGCGGGGCGCTCGGCTTTACCCCATGTTTCCCATAATGGCTCGCGGGCCGCACGAATTGAAAGCGCACCTCAAGGGCGACTGGACCGTCGATCATCTCGAGCTTTTCGCGAGCGACCGCCTCGTGCGCCACTCCGCTCACTGATGCCCTCCAGTTCTTGTGCTCCGGCGATGCCTCGATCATGTGAACGTGCCCTGTCTTGAAGCCGACGAGCCGCTTCGATCCCTGCGGCCGAGGAACTCCGGCGACGAAGAATGAGATCGATTTCATTTGTTCACCCTGACGACTTGGAGCTTATCTGCCTTTATCTCGTCGAGCAGCGCGACGTGTATCTCGTCGAGCAGTGCGACCTTTTGCTCAAGCTTCTCTACTCGTCTCGAAAGCTCCGCGCAGCCCTCGCAAACTATACACACCGCGCCTTTAATCCTCTCGATGATCGCCTCCTCGTCAATCTGCCGATCGAGCCAGACCTTCTGCACGAGATCAAGGCTGATGTCGTTGAAGGCGCGCTTGTCGGTCGTCTCGACCCTGAAGACCTTAGCGTCCTCATTGAAAGTAACACTGGCTTCCTTACCTTTGAACCACTCCAGTGAATCGAGGCGCGCCAGCTCCTCGGCGATATCCTCAAGCTGTTTTTTTGTCGGATTCATCCGCTCGCCCTCTCAGTCAGCCTCTTTACCCAGTTCCTAACCGTAGGGATGGCGACCCCCATCCTCCTGGCCGTCCGCCGCAGCCCCAGCCCCTCTTCCCATATCAAGAGGTAGCACTCAAGCTCCCGAGGAGGAATGTCGCCGCTATTCTCTCTCACAAAATCGCTCACCCGACGATCCCTGATTATCATCATCTGCGCCGCTCTCGCCCGCTGCGCCAGGTTCTCGCCCTCGTCCCAAAGCCCCCCGCCCTCGCGACGAGATAGCCATTCGTTCTTCTGCTTGGCGAAGGCTACAGAATCGACAGGTCCATACTCTCGCCAATGACAAACGACCGCCCCGCCTCTCAGCTCGTCGCCCACCCATTCGCGCCAGGGCGGAGCGTAGATCAGGGCTTCAAGCATCTGTCCGCCCGACTTCGTCATCCCTCGCCATCTTCGAGGTCGAGGTCTAATTGAAGCCCATGCTTCTTCAGATAGTGATTCACACGCTTATTGAATTCGTTCTTATTACTGCTCGTCATCGCTATTGCCTCAACGATGTTCGCGCGGTTTTTGATGAACGCCCTCACCGGATCTTGAAAGTGTTGGTGGTGATTATTTCGGTGACTAGGGTTCGGGTTTCTCCGTCGGACTTCGCCCATGATCGGCTTGCCTAAAACCCCGTCATAGATTCTTCCAATCAGCTCTCTTATCCACCCTGGGAACCCGGCCTTGTGCGGCTTGTTGTGGATTGTTTCGATCTCATGCTGAAACTTCTTGTCGAAGAGCCTCTCCCACTTCTGCGGGGTGTCTCGGAGGATTCGCTGATAGAGCTTGTTGAGCTCGTTGACCTCGCGACTGACTTGGTAGCCTGTCGCCTCGTCGATGAGGGCAACGATGCCGGTCTTGGCTAGAGCCTTGACGACCTGGCGCGAGCGGGCGGCGAGGTGCTCTTGATTGGGCCGAAGGAGACCCGCTTCACTCGCATCGATATAGGCGAGGCAGATGTCGACGAAGGTTTCCGCATCCCATCCGATCGCTGTCTTGCACTCCGGATGGTCGAATTCCACTAAGTGCTCGCCCGGGTTAAACCTATTATTATTATTGGGTAATCCATCTAAATATACCTCTAAACCGCCACTTTCGCGCCCACCACTCCCATCCGCGTTCTTCGCGGTCAAACACCTGACGATGCCTCTCTGAGTGATCACCCTCCGCCCGTTGCTCAGCACGTGACACTCCGGCGCTCCAGGGAAAGCCGCCAGAGCTCCGCTGCTCACCGCCTTCGGCCTGTCAGTCTTCTCAGTCTTCTCAGTTTCCGTCCTCATCGTCGATCTCCTCTGTTTGCCGCATGTCCCAAAGACCAAGTTGCGATTTCCTGCACGATGGCGAGAACCAGATCCGCTCCCGAACCTTGTTCTCTCGTCCTCTCTCACGCCCCTGCGACCCGTACCCTCCCGCAGCCTTCCACTCGAAGACCTCCCAGCCCTCCGGCATCGTGTGCTCGCCCTCATAACCGCAGAGCGCGACGCGAACCCGAGGCGAACGAGAGACCTCGATCGCGTACTCGCGCACTGCGTCGGCGATCTTCATCTCGACGGCGTAAAGATCGCCGCAGCGCTCTTCGTGCGAATAAGGCGGATCGAGGAAGATCCCGACGGATGCGACGGAATGCGCTCGCGTCACTGCGGGACCGCACACTCTCGCCCAATCACCACAAGCAACGCGGACCCGCCGGAGGCGAAGGCTGAGCTCCCCGAACCAATCGTGGATCGCTGTCTTGCGATTCACGCCTTGCCCGTCGTTTCTCAGGTTGACGAGCTGGCGATTCACGCCTCGCCCGTCGTTGCTCAGGTTGACGCGCTGGCGATTCACGCCTCGCCCGTCGTTGCTCAGGTTGACGAGCTTGCCATCGACCGAAGACCAGGGGCCCACTCCGCTGCACCATCCGCGTCCTATCCAGCCCGCGATCCCCCAAAGCCACCAGCCCGCGATCTTCGGGTCGCAGTATTCCGGATCTCCCTCGAGCTTCTCGGTGAGAGTCTTCCTCTGCCCGACGAGCCAAATGTGTCGAGCGGTCAGATCGTTCTCATTGCACGGCCAGTCGGCAAAGTCGGCGGTCTCATCGGGATGCGTCTTGATCGCCCGCCAGGCATTCGCGACAAATCCGTCGGCGTCGTTGATGGTCTCGGTCTGTCCGCTGTAGTGAGGCCTCCCGAGCAGGACAGCACCGCTCCCAAAGAAAGGCTCGATGTAGTTCGCGACGTCGCCGAACCGATCCCAGACGATCGGAGCGACCCGCGACTTTCCGCCGAACCAGGGAAAGGGAGCCTTCAGCATGCCTGTCTCCTCTCGCTCTTGCCCTTGCTGCCCATCTCCCCGTAGCACTCCTCGATCTCCTGCCTGGTCGGCCTCCAAACGTCATGCTTCGCTTCGAGGTGAGCTACTCGCCAGGTCTTCGGCACCTGCGCCCCGCACCTGCGGCAGACCCTCAGCCCGATCCAAAACTTCGGCCCACGTTTCACTCCCGGGCTGCCTTTCGACATTGCCGTCCCTCCCTCTGAATACAATTCACCCCGCCATCCGAAACCTTGCCGCATGGGATTAAGATCTTCTCTTGATCCCTCTTTTCCGGATCCCTGCCGCTTAACCCGTCCAGGCCCCCGCAACCTTGCCGGGTATATAATACATACCCGGCGGCAAGGTTTGCTCGGGGGCCGTCCGGGGTACGGGGCCCGGCAAGGTCAAGATACCGGCAAGGATCGGCAAGGTTTGCATTTATCGTCGCTGATAACCTTGCCGCGGCAAGGTACCGGCATGGTCGGCAAGGTTGCTCAGCGACGGAGATCATCAGTTTTGCTCCTGCGATCGGATTAGTCGGTAGGGCTTGATTTGACCGTTGCGGGTTCCGACCGCTTGGTCGATCAGTCCCTCCACCTTCATCCTCCGGAGTGTGTGGTCGATCCCTTCGCTCGAAGCCCTCCCGATCAGTGCGCGAACCCCATCCCTGACCGCCTTTGCTCCCAGACCCTCGCCATTGCCACCCAGAACCGCGACGATTGCCTCCCTGATGCGCGAGTCCTGATACTCCCTGGCGTTGCCCCTGTGAGCCCAGGAGAGGGTTTTCTTGCCTCTGTCCTCGCTGCCCACGAGCTCGGCCAAGAAGGGCTTGGGCTTGCCATCCAAGTTGCCTGAGCAAGAAATCGTCTTGACCTGATCCTCCTCGGCTCCCATCACGCCCACGACCTGGCGGACGAGCGCATGAATGTCGCTGGACCCTCGCATCCTCTGCCCTGGCCCCCGTTTGTCTCGCTCGTTGCTCTTCGCGAAATGGTGGATGATGACGATCGCGCACTCGTACTCACGCGCCAGGTCGCCCCAGACCTTGTGCACGACCCCCATGTCTTGCTTGGAATTCTCGTCGCCTGAGTGGATCCGGGAGAGGCTGTCGATGAGGATGAGGAGGGGGTGATAGCGCTCGATCGAGCGGCGCAGGCGTTCAACGTCGGAGCGCTCATCGAGTCCAAGCGACTGGTCACTCACGCAAAGCGATCCGGCAAGGCTGCGGGGGTCGATCCCGTGAGCGCGCGCTATCCACCATAACCGTCGCTGAGTGAGCCTCTTGGGATCCTCGAACGGGAAGAGGAGAACCGGACCTTGCCGAACGGGGAACCCAAGGATCGGGATGCCCGCGGCAACGCAGATGCAAATCTCCTCTGCTAGGATCGTCTTGCCGCTCTTGGGCTCGCCCGCGATGGCGGAAGGGGCCGCGGACGGAATGAGGCCTTCAACCGTCCAGTCCTCCGCGGTGTCATCTGAGGGCTCATCCGCCCCGAGATACTCAGCCACGTCGACCAGGTAGTCATCGTCCTTCCTCTTCCGCGCCGGGTCCGCGAGCAGGCGGATCCTGGCCAGCGCGAGCTCATCGCCGGGTTCTCGCGTGAGCGAGCTGGCCGCCTTCCGGATCTCTCGATCCCGATGCGACTCCTCGATGAGCGGCAGGTTCGCCTTGAGGTCTTCGAGGTTGGACGAGACATCGAAGTCGCCCACGATCGCCGCTAGCCAGGTCTGGTCGACCTCGGGAGCGTGAGCGGCAAGGATCTCCGGAGTGATCTGGTAGTCGTCCCCGTGCAACCTGAGCGCGGCCACGAGGAACTGCCTTACTCGTGGGTTGAAGATCGTCGCGGGATCGAGGCGCAGCTCGTAGAGCACTGCTCCCTTGGTGGCGAGGATCGTGCTGACGATGCTGCGTTCCGTCCGGTCAGTAGCCAGCGCTTGCGGGCCGGTTGTCCCGTTTCCACCACCCTCGCTCATCCGTCCTCCAGCTCCCGTTCAAGAACAACCAGATCAGTCGGCCATGTCCTCAAGGGTGCATTGAGCGAGGGATACCTGGCTCTCGAGACCCGCCTCCTTGCAGGCCTCGACGATGGGATCGCCCGCTGGAGTTGGGCTCTGTTTCCTTCTTCTTGGCGTCGGCTCTTCGGAGGTCTCGGCGACCTCGGCCTTGAACTTCCGGGTCTTCTTAAAGTCGAGCTCGGTCTGAAGCTCTTCCGAACTCATCGCCCGTTCGCGGACGATCTCGCCAGTGTCGAGACGAATGGTGGAGATCGCTTTCCGCGAGAAGTCTTTTTGCTCAGCGACCGGAACATCCCGCCTCTCCTTGCGCTCGCGGACGCGCTGAGCCAAGGTCGCCCTTCGGGCATCGAGCGTCTTCAGGTCTTCTTTGTACGTCGCAGCGGCCCGCTTCGCCTCGTCCTCCTTCATCCGGATTGTTTCATCGAGCACCGCCATCTCCGTCGCATACCTGGCGATCTCCTCCTCGAGCAGATTCACATACAGGGTTTCGTATTTCTCGTCGCTCATCTATTTCCTCCTTCTCGCGTTTCATGCCTGCGCTCATCGACGGTCATTCGACGGCCTCGATCAGATGTGCAAAGGGGACGCGAAGGATCTTCGCCAATCGACGCAGAGTCGCGACCGGAGGCGTCCGCGTGTCCTTCGACCAACAATAGACTGCCACGTAGGTCACTCCCATTGCCTCGGCGAGCTGCCCGCGACTGATGCCTCTCTTAGCCATAGCGACCGATATCCGATCGCCCAGACTTTGCCCCCTAGTCGGTTTTTTCATCGCCCACAAAATAAACCATGGGTTAATTTACGTCAAGCGTCGAGCAAATATTTCGCAATTCTCCGTCGGCAGGTTGCCACTACATAAGCAAAGTGTTATGTTTTGGCATGGTAAAGTTACGGAGATGCCGAGGACGTCCCGGCGAGCTGCGCCCGGGCGCAGCACGAGTAGCAGTCATGGGAAGAGTCAAGCCGGAGAGCCAACCTTATAAGATCACGCCTTATTCTCGTGAGTTGATGAGGCGTAAGTTACTCGAGAAGGGCATGGGGAATCCTCACACCGGAAGGCTCAAGCCAGGTCGTGTCAGTGCGTTTTTCGAGGAGCATGGGATGACTTTCGCGCCCGCAGAAGTCACCCAGTTCTGGCCCGTCTCCGAGAATGACCGAACGAGGATAACGAGGCAGAGCGAAAAGCTCCCCGCGATGTTCAAGGCGCTGGGTATCCCCCTCTACGAGCTATGGGAGCTCGCGGACGACGAGATCACGCTCCTCCGATGCTTGCACGTAGCCAAGACTCAGATTGGTCCTGACATTGGAAGAGCCCTTGTTTCAATCGCCGTCCGCTATGTCAGAGGCCTTCTCGCGGATCTGAATGATTCCGTCCCGCCACTCGAGGGCCAGATATTGCCCGACGAGCCTCTCCTCATTCCACTCCCGCCAAAGAGAATCAGAAAACGACCCAACGGCTAATTAAGTCTCCGCCGGAATATTGCATATAGGCTAAATATTTTCCTATCCGCGCGGTCGCGTACCCGAAGAGTGATCTGTTAAGCGCATTGGAATAACGCAGTGTTAAGACATATCTACAAAATTATATTTGACACTAAATCAACTTACTGTTAACGATTTTCCCGCGTGGCAGGGCTCGGCATTGAGGTCGAGCGCGGGAGGATTGTACGGATGGACGGGTTCCGTAAGAATTCTTATTGTGGCCTTGAGGGCAATGACAATGCTCTCGGCTTAGACGCTAACGCTGTGGGGCATCCCAAGGGACGACCTCCCCCAGCACCCCGTCGGCATAGGGCTGGCGGGTCCTCTCCCTCGCTGAGGCTGGCCGTCTGCCTTCCTCCCCCCCAAGGCATGGACGGCCGGCCTCAGCGAGGGTTATTGTGCCTCGGACTAAGCTAAGGCGCGAAGAGCGTTGGCTAGGAGTTGTGGCGATTGCTCTTGTGGCGATCGCCGTTGTGATGGGGCTCCTCCTCTCACACTGGAGGTAAGGACGTGGAACCTTCGGACAGCCTTTCGGCTGAGGTGCATGACATTATTGCGCTCGCCGGTGATCGGATTGACGATTCATTGGCGCGCAAGGTGGTCGAGTTTTTCGACCGCGTCAAGACGAGCGGGGAGGTGCCCAAGGAATGGGTCCAGCCCAAGACGGTCGCCTCGATGCAGGTCGTCGACGTCGACGGTAAATCGATCGGTGTCACGCTGAATGACCAAGGACAGGTGTCGTTCTACGCGAGCTCGAAGTTGTATGTCCTCGACGAGAGAGGCATGAGAAAACTGCTCGACTTCTTCGAACATCAGCGAGTGAAGGTGGTCGAGAACATCCGGGATCGACTAAGGAGAGACGACCAATGACCGAAGTGAATCAAGCCCTCGTCGTGCAGACGCAACCGCTGTCTCACGCGCTCATACCCCGCACATGGGAGGAGACCTGGTCGCTTGCTCAGGCAGTGGCCAAGTGTTCACTCATCCCGCACCTCAAGAATCCGGATGATGCTTATATAATCCTCCTGCAAGGTCTCGAGCTGGGATTGACCCCCATGCAATCGGTTCGGGCCATCTATGTCGTCGATGGGAAGCCCTGCATGTCGGCTGAGTTGATGCAGGCTCTGTGCCTCCAGCATCGAAACACCTGCCAGTTCTTCCACCTGGTCAGCTCGACCGACAAGGAAGCGACCTACGAGAGCCGGAGGGTCGGGACATCCTCCGCGGTGAGGCTCTCCTATACCATCGAGCAAGCGAATCGTGCGGGGCTCACCGGCCGACAGAACTGGAAGGCGAACCCGGAGGACATGCTCCGGCGGAGAGCGGCCTCGAAGCTTGCCCGCGCTCTCTACCCTGACATCCTGATGGGCTTCTCCGAGATCACTGACATCGAGGATCTCAAGGAGGAAGTGAGGGCTCCGGTTGCCTCGGTGGCCTCGGTTGCCTCAATCGAGATCAAGACGAGCGGACCGTCGAGGAAGATCAGGGAGCTTGCAGTCGAGGAATCAGCGAAGTTCGAGCCCCCTGCCGCGCCCACTCCCGAACCCAAGACCGTCATTGATGCGAAGTTCACTCCCGTCGATTCTTTCGCAGACGTGGAGAGCGACGACCTTCCGGCCGGCTTCGGGGCAGAGATCACCGCGGTAGAGAGTGAGGCGCTCTCGTTCCTCAAGAGCCTGATCGGCACCTCGATTGATCAGGAGAGCCTGGTCGAGACCGCGAAGCAGATCCAAAAGGCTCAGACTGTGCACCGCATCACCGACGCTGAAGTCAAGACCCTGCGAGGTCTCTACGCGGCGCGCAAGATGGAAATCGAGGCGCAAGCTCGAGAAGAGGTCAAGTGATTTCCGCCTCTCAGCTCGAGCGGATCCTGCGATGTCCGCCATCGGCTCATCTGCCCGCGATCTCAAGCACGAGTGAGGCGGCTGAGCGAGGGACAGCTATCCATGAGTACCTGCGGCGAAGGCAGGAGGTCGGCAGGGAGAAGGCAATAGAGGAGACCTCGGAGGAATGGCGAGAGACCTGCGAAGAGATCGGCGCGCCGCTCGAAGAACTCGGTGGGGAATGGTCGCTTGAAGTCCCGATGGTCTGGAACACCTCGAAGCGGTTCGGCCGCATCATCTCCGAGCAGGGGGCGCGATGTTATCCCGACCTGCCATGGGGCGACATCCCCGGGACAGCGGACGTGGTCGGAATCGATGCCAGCCGAGTACACGTCATCGACTACAAGACAGGGCGGGCGGGGATCAAGGCGCAGGACAACGCGCAGCTCATGTTCTATGCCCTCGTCGCCTGCAACGTCTTCCAGCGTCAGGCCGCGCGCATCTCGATTGTCTGGCCTGGTCTCGAGGGCGAGCACTCGCGGAGGGACACCGCTGACGTCGATATCTTCGACCTCGACCTCTTCGCCGACCAGCTCGTCGAGATGATCAAGTCAGTCGAGGAGTCTCGCGACTGGGTTGCGCGGGGCAATGCACCGCAGGTGAGAGCGGGCTCGTGGTGTCGCTACTGTCACTCGGCGATCTACTGTCCCGCGAGGGTCGGCCTCATCCGCGCGCTGGGGGCCGGCGAGCATGACGAGATATTGCGGCAGCCGATCGCCGAACTCACGAAGGAGCGCGCTCAGCAAGCATACCTGGCCTTCAAGCAGCTTCGTTCTTTCACCGACGAGATCGGCGAGGCACTCCGGAGCTATGCCTACTCGCATCCGATCGAGCTGGAGAATGGAGTGGTCTATGGGGTCGGGCCGGGTCGACGAGCCATCGATGGAGAAAAGGCCTACGCTGTGCTCGAAGAGCTGCATGGGGAAGGCTTTGCGCGGGCTTGCTGCGAGCACTCGACCAGCATCAGCGCGATCAGAACATCGCTGAGATCGATCACGGGACCAAGAGGAATTACTAAGGCTCTCGATGCGATCCTCGACGCGGTAGCGAAGCGTGGAGGCGTCACGCTCAAGAGCAATGTCTGCGAGTGGCGACCGAAGAAGAAAATCGAAGGAGGGAGGGTGAGCGATGACGAAGGTATCTGACTGGGTTGCCATCGGCAATCGGCTCCAGCACGCGAAGCCGATGGAGGAAGTGTCTCAGCGCTATGAGTGCAGGGAAGGAGAAAGCACAGTAGCATCCATTCGCTGTGAAGGCATCGGGAGATGGACCTTCGAGTGTGACGCGGGGATCAAAGTAGATGGGATCGCTTCGGTAGATTTGGCAATGGATGCAGGGGAGAGGGTCCTCAGATCCCTCGGGTACGAGATCGAAACCGCGGAGAGATAGATGAATACGCGCCGGTCTTCGCTTGGAGCGATCTCGACGCTATCAGCGTCGATGCTAGGCGGTTCGAATCCGTCGCCGGTGCCCAGCGCTCTCGGAGAATCGACGCGAACGAGTACGAGAACACTCCCAGAGCAACCCGTCGGCGTTGGGCTGACGGGCCTTTTCGATTGGAGGATGAGAATGTCTTCAGCCGACACACCCGAGCCCGCTCCGACGACCAACCAGCACCCGCCTGTCTGGCGCCTCGTCCTCATCGATATGGCAGATCGAGATGCGTTCGGGTGTCGAAAATACGGCACCCCGCTGCAACCCTTCAATGGGCGCGACCCGCTCAGGGATCTGTACCAGGAGCTCCTGGACGCGGTCGCGTACACGAGACAACTCCTGTTCGAGAAATACGGCGAGTGATGTCAATGATCCTCGGTAATGGTCGGAGCCCTGACCTGAAGGGATATGTCATGTCCGAAGAAGAGACCGGAGAGCTTTGCGACCGATGCGGCGAAGCGGGTGAAGACCGCCGCACGCTCTGGCATGCCTGCTTCTATGAGATGGCTGAGCTTGGATTGCCCTTCGTCAAGCAGCATCTCTTCAAGGCCTCGAACGACGATCTCGAAGCGGCTCGCGCTCCGGTGGTCTTCGATGCGGGGCCGAACGGTGCGAAGCTCACGATCGCGGGCGGGACGGTCAAGTGTCATGGCGAGCTCAGGCCAATGAGCATCTACACGCTCCGGGTCTGCAAGCTCTGTCGTTCGGACTGGATGACCGCGATCAAAGCATGGTTCGAGCGACCATCGAGCAGGAGGAGCGTCGGGTCGGGGATCTGGGTGCGGAAGAACGGGGCGGCAGTCGAGGTGACCCGCGAGGAGTGGGAGCGTCTGCATCAGGGCGATCCTCTCGTGGTGCGAGGCAATGATCGATGAGCACCAAGAATTGCAAGTCATGCGGCAAAGAGATCATCTGGGCGACAACCCCCGCGGGCAAGACGATGCCGATCGATGCGGAGAGCGAGACGTTGTGGTTGCTCGAGGGTGGAGTGGGGATCTGTGAATCCCGCTGTCGCGGAGTCATCGTGCACCGATCTCACTTCGCAACGTGCCCGCAGTCGGATGAGCACAGGAAGGCGAGGCAAGAGAATGGACGAACGAAGAGGGTTGACGATCGTGGATGACCTCGACATCGTCCAGCGATGGGAGTGCGTCGTCCGCCGCGTCGACGATCACGAGTTTGCGGCGGTTCTCTACGACATGACAGATCGCTCCAAGCCCGAGGAGGAGGCGACGTTTTCCCTCTCTGTAGTCGCGGACGATGAGCGGGCCTTCGTGATTCCCGGGGCGGTCTTCTATTGGAGCATCGGCTACCGCACGAGCGCGAGGGGGCAGAGGACCAGGGCTTATAGGCTCAGCTTCGCGGGGCCTCATGAAAATGGAGACCGACGAGCATGACATCTGAAGAGACCATTGATAAGCTATTGCCCCTCCTCCCAAATGAAGGACAGAAATCCAAACGAGCGTTTGCTCTCTTTTGTGCAGAGCGAGTGAAACATCTCAATACCGATCCGCGAGTAGAAGAGAGCTTAGCTGTTGTTCGTCGAAAGGTTGCCGATCCAGAGCGCGTTTCAGACGCAGAACTGAAACGCGCTGCCGCCTCCTCCTACGCCGCCTCCTCCTACGCCGCCTCCTCCTACGCCGCCTTCTCCTCCGCCGCCGCCGCCGCCTCCGCCGCCGCCGACGCCGCCTCCTACGCCGCCTACGCCTCCTACGCCGCCTACGCCGCCGCCGACGCCGCCTCCTACGCCGCCTCCGACGCCGCCTACGCCGCAGAGCGTAAAGCTCAAGCGGATTGGCTGGTCGCGAACTCGGGATAACGCGGCATGGAGACCGACGACGACATCGAAGAGGCCGAGTACGTCGCCGATCTCCCCGCCGACGAGGCGCGTTACTACATCGACATGGCTCGACGAGAGCGAAGAACGAACGCACTGCGAGGAGGGCACATGGACAAGATACTGTTCGCGATGGTGGGAGCTTCAGATCTTGAAGGCAAGCCTAGCGGCTTCATGACTCAGGGCATGTGCATCCCGCTCGCGGCGACAGGATGGGCGCGGGAGGCCATCGAGGCCGTCGGCGAGGATGCTGTAGCCGACTGGTTCGAGGCCTCCGCCATCGAAGCGCCGAAAGCGGGCGGGCTCTGGGTCGCGGAGATCGAGATGCGGGAATCCGCAGACGGCCCGCAGGGGTACAGCATCGACTCGTGCGGTTGGAGACCTCCGACGCCCGAGGAGCTCGACGGGTTACTCGGTCGGCAGATGGCGCGAGCGCGGCAAGACAAGACAGCACCGAAGCCGCCAGGTGCAGCGGCTTGGACGTTTATAGGAGCGCTGGCATGAGCAACGAGCACCCGAAATGAGCCTCGCTCCGACTCCAGAAAAGTGCATCCCGCCAATCACCCCTGAGAGTTTTGACGAATTCGCCGACGATCTCAGAAAGGGGAAATAATGATCGATACGATGATTGCTCAGACCGTCGAGGCGACCGTCGAGCGAACGCTTCAAAAGGTGATCAAGATCCTCGACGAAAGGTTGCCAGGAGGAAGATCCGATGATACCGGCTGGATGGGGGTCAACGAATGTGCGGCTTATCTATGCGTTCACAGGAACACCGCAGGGCGAAAGCTGCGCGAGTGGGAGAAGAATGGCGCAGTCCCGATCGGGCGCATCGCAGGAAAGCTCAGGGTTCGTCGCGCCGATATCGACGCGCATCTGCTCTCTGGCAAGAGCAAGCCGAAGCCATCCCCCGCCGAGGTCGCGAAGAGAATCCTCGAGAAGTAACTTGACCATGCTAGGCTTACCTTGCGAGGCAGGAACCAGGACGATGAACACCATTCCACAAACACAGTAGAACGCGCCCGCCCCTCGGCGAGGTCTTGGGCCTGCCTCGCAAACAGCCTCACTTCTCCGTCGAGGGATGGGCGCTCTTTTATGAGGCGTCATGGGACGGATATTCCTGAAGCGCGGACGGTATCACCTGGATTATCTCGACGAGACCGGCTCCCGTCGACGCTGTGCGACCCCCTATGGGGAAGGTGACAAGGAGCTCGCCCACGAGACGTTGCGGCAAGCTGAGGCGGGGATCGATGTTCGCAAGCGGGCCATGGACGAGGGCGGGCCTATGACTCTTCGGGCCTGGGCTGCTCGATGGATTGCGTCGCGCAAGGCAGCCGATGGCTCTTGGGTCAACCAAGAAGGCCAGCTAAGACTTCACATCCTCCCCGTCCTCGGCGACATGCTCCTAACTGACATCAAACCGCGTCACATCATCGGCTGGCTCGAGGGCATGAAACAGAAAAAGCTTTCACCGTGGAGGCTCCGCGGCTGCTACTCGACGCTAAAAGTCGCCTACAAAGATGCCATCGTGCAGGAGGTCGTCTCTTTCTCGCCTTGCGTCCTTACGAAGAGGGATTTACCTCGCAACGCGGACAAGGATCCATCATGGAGAGCAACTGCGATCTTCACGCGAGACGAGGCTGAGCTCCTCATGTCCGATGAGAGGATCGCCGAAGACCGAAAGGTTCAGCACGCTCTCTTGTTCCTCGCCGGCTTGCGCTTCGGCGAGCTCTCCGCGCTCCAATGGAGCGACTACGATCCCAGGGCAGAACCCCTGGGTCGACTGAGCATCGAGCGCAGCTACGACCAGCGGCTTCACCGGCTCAAACCAACCAAAACAGAGTGCCCGCGCGCTGTGCCTGTGCATCCCGAGCTGGCCAAGATTCTCGCCGAGTGGAAGCTCAGCGGCTTCGAGCGCTACGTAGGCCGATCGCCGAAGCCTGGGGATTTGATCCTACCCGCGAGCTCAAGCAGGCACTGTGATGTCCATCGACTGGCGGGTACTGAGTGGAGAAGCATGCTCGTCGAGTTTGAGATGCTCGGGTTGCGTCACCGGCGACAGCACGACGCAAGACGAACCTTCATCAGCCTTGCACTGGCCGATGGAGCTCCGCCGCACGTTTTGAAATGGATTTCCCATGGCTCAAAGTCCAGCGTCATGGACCAATACACCACTCTCCCATGGTCGACTTTGTGCTCTGCGGTCTCATGCCTGAAGCTCAAACGACATGAGGGACAAGTGGTTCGGATTGCCAAATTCGCATCTGGCACCGCCTTGGCACCATCCGAAGAAACATCAATAATATCCAATGATTACAAGGAAGTATGCTACTCACTACTGGAATTGAATTCAAGCACTTACGCGAACCGGAGCGAACCAGGGCGAACCGTTCTCGACGGGAGCCATCGCACCCAAAGACCAAGAGAGACCACCGGAGACCCCGCGATGGTGCCAAATGGTGCCAAGGCGGGAGACCCCGTCGGTGATACCCTCCTGAAGATCCTGGCCGAGTGGCAGGAAAGGCGCGATCCCTTGCATCTCCGTGCAAGCATCCGCGCACTGGCGAAGGTGCTGCGGAACAAGCACTGACAAGTCGTAACAGACTAACAGGCCATTGACATTAACAGGCTGTTATATGATGGTCCGCCCGTTACTACTTGTAACCGGAGGGTTCACACATGACGCGCATGAAACATCTGTTTGCGGCTCTTGCAATCTTCGCTTCCGTCGGGGTGACTTCTTTTGCAGCGACGAATCCGTCGCCGGATCAGCGGGCCTCGGGACAAGAGGCGGAGGCGGAGGCCTACGACGAGGGCGGATACTCCGCGAGCAACGATCCCATCTGGATTCGCTTTTTCAGCGGAGGAGGAGGCGGTTACGGACTTGAGAGTAGTGGGAGCACAGGCTGGGGCGAAAGTCGACGAGCCGCTTGCGTGCGATGCAAGAGTTACGAACCTTGGGAAGGCGAGGGCTCATTCTGTGAGGCAGTCGTGGGGGGAGTGGGCCATGCGAGGTGCCACACCGAAAACGGCACCTGCAAGTCTGAAGGCGTGTGCTGGTCCAGATGAGGGCATTGTGGCTCATCGTCGCCATCGTCGCCGTCGTTGCCGTCGTCCTGCTCCTGTTCGTCGACCCGCCAGGGGCAGGGGCAGGGGCGAAGCGCAAGGCGGCGGAGGTAGAGGCGGAAGCCCCGTCAGGGGCCAAGCGGAAGGAACCAGGGAAGGCGACCAAGGCAAAGCCCGTCTTCGTCTTCGGGCAGAGGCAGGCTCGTGTCTACGCTCGGCCCATCCCCATCGACAGGGCCGAGGACATCTCGGAGTTGTCTCGTCGAGGTGACCCGCTCGGGGACGCCTGGGATTCTGCCGTCATGGCCAGCCTCGAGGAGAACTACGAGGAGACCAAGGAATGCCTCGAGGATTTCTTCGTAGGCAAGGCCAAGGGCGACGCGAGGGAATGGATGCTCTACCTCGAAGTGGTCGACTCGGAGATCGTCGAAGTCTGGTCTCCCGAGTGGCCCCCCGACTTCCGCTCGAAAGAAGGCGGTTGCTTCGCGCGAGCCATCGAAGGAACGCGCCTCGAGGGGCTCCGAGACGAGCGCCGCTTGTTGAAAACCGACTTCGCGCTAGTGCTCTAAGTCAGCCCCCCGGGGCCTCTGCCGGGATCCCCGCTTTCCTCATCTCCTCCATCGGCCAGAAAGGCCCCGGGTCTTCCCTGCGCCGCGGGTCGAACTGAGCATGTGAGTAGGCTTCGCACGACCCCCACTTCTCGCCGCAGGCCTTCGCTATCGCCTTGGCGACGGTGATCTGCTCGTCGGTGTACCGCTGGAAATACCCACTCGCTGACGAGCTCCACTCGATATCAGTGTCGCGCACGAGACACGAGGGATCGATGCCCCACCCTCGGAATTTCTCGCTCCAAGTGTACCAATTCCCCTCGAGCTTCCTCACCCGCCCAGCGTTGGCCAGCTCGATCCCCGCCGTGGAGCCGGAGACCGGCAGGATGACAGGCCCGAAGGTTCCGACCCCTCGCGTGTGGAACGTTCCAAGCGTGAACGGGGCGCACTGGTAGATCGTCCCGTCTCTCTCGATCGCCGCATGCCATGACTTGCCGCACCCTTTCCGGATCCTCTCGGATAGTCGTCTCCCGATCCCCGGTGAGCAGGGAACCTCGAGCGCGTGCCAGACGATACCGAGCGGCCGACCGAGGGCGAGCGAGCATGTTCGATCCGTGAAGAGCCGGTGAACCGGCGGCTCTTCCAGGCTCGGGGTGAGCCATCCACCCTCAAGGATCACTTGCCTCCCCCGAGCATGCGCTCACGCATCGCCCGCACATCGTCGCGGGTCTCCTCGACTGTGCGGGCGAGCGACTTGATCGCCTCATCGATCCTCGTGATGGATGGGTGATTCGTGATCTCTGCCGCGGTCGGCCTCGCCGCGAGCTGAGTGGCCAGAGCCCAGACGACTGACAGGACCGTGACCAGAGCGCCGAACCCGCCAGCGATCACAGCCCACCACCGGACTGGCCGCGGGGCGAGCTGCTCGCGGACAGACTTGATCTCATCTCGCAAGCGGGCATCAGTCGAGATAAGCTCCTCGAACCGCTCCCGCCCATTGGCCAGCCTCGCTTCATGCTCGCCGATTCTCCTCCAGACAGCGCTAGGCAGGTCGTCGAGCTCCGAGGGCGCGTTCTCTTCTCTCACGTTACCACTCTCCTCTTATCCCGAGCTCGCCGAGGTACTCCACCCCCCGAGAGATCCCCCAGTGGCCAGCGGCCTCCAGTCGAGCGAAGGCGGATATGCTCGAGGAGAGCCTCAGAGCCGATGACGCCGCCACTCCCGCATCACCCTCGTCGAGGTCTCCTTGAGCGAACGCAAACAGATCAATCCGCCCTCGCCCAGCCAGCTTATCCGCACGATCTAGACCTTCGGTGATCGTGCGGTCTATCGAGAAGGGACGGGCTTGGGGAGGAGGGAGCTGGATGCCGGCGCCTTCGTCGAGGGGGCTGTGATCTTCACTGTGCCGATGGCACTCTCTACCTTCGTCGTCAGCCAGGTCTCGAGGTTATCCACCCCCAGGATCCGACTGAGGCGAGCGAGCCCCTTCACCCCGAGATTGCTCTTGGCGATGCTGATCGCCCTCTCCCGCGCTTCGCGCATCTCGGGAGATGTCAGCTTGCCATCGCGAGAGGCATCTTTGAGCGAGTCCACATAGGTCTGCTTGACCTCGAGAACAGCATCAAAGATCTCTGATAACGCGCGAGCCAAGATTTCCGCCGCTGTCCCCTTCATGTAGCGGCGGATCACATAGCCGGTGAGCACCGAGCCAAAGAGCGCGAGCACCCACGACGCGACCTTGTCGCCCCAGCCTAGTAACATGGATATGACTGTCTCACCCGATGGTAAGTCGGTTGAGGCAGCCATGGCAATGTTCCGGAGAGAGAGGTGGACGAGCAAGATCACAATACTCAACGTTATTACCAGAGCAAGCCTTTTCATCATGCCTCCTTCGCCTCCTTCGCCTCTTTCAGCGTCCCGTCGGGGTTGACGCACTTGCCCGCAGGTTTGACTTTGCCATCGCCGAAGACATCGATCGAATGACCGATCGGAACCCGCAGATCCTCGCAAGCCTGGAGCACTGCCCGCTCATAGTCGATCTGAGCCTGCATCGCTTCGGATACGATCTGTCGGGCCTTTGCGGCGACGGCATCCATCTCCGCCTTGTGCCGCTCGACGAGGCTCTTGAAGTCTATATCCGCCTTCGTCGCGGTATAGACGAGCTTTACGTGTCGATCATAAACCTCGCGCAGCCTATCAACGGTCGTTGTGATCTCTTCCATCCGTCCGCATCCTTTCTATGGTTCGCCCGGGTCGCCCAATGCGACCTCTTCGGCGTTCTTCTCAGCCTCGGTCTGAAATCGATTTCCGTCGGGGAGAATCATCCTCCACTTAAATTCTGGAATGCACCACTTGAGAGCCTTCTTGATCGCCTTGATCTGTGCCGGCGATGGAGCCCATGACGTGATCACCGGGCGACCGGATGAGTCGAGCTTGTGCATCTGGACCGCATGAACCCCGTTGATCCGCGAGTAGGAAAACGCGATATCACCCGCCGCGACCTTGGGCTCCTCGATAGTCACGCTGATCGTTTTGTCTGCCATGACCTTCTCCTTATGCGTCGGGCGCGAAGCAGGGGATCGCCCTTCGCCCGTTCTGAGTGTGGATGATGAGCCACTCGTTCATTACCTTATTGAAAGCCGTCGGCGTCTTGCCTAGCTCGGCCTGATCCTCTCCCGCATCGATCGCGATAGCCGAATCCAGTCGGATCTCTCCTGAATCGACGTGAATCGGATGCCCTTGAGTGAGAGTGCAGTTTGCTCCGGCGATAGGAGGCCCGCTGATGTAGACCGTCGAAGCGAGCGCGCAAGTCGAGGCCGACGCGAAGGCGATCGTCGGGGCATCGATGCGGAAGAATCTCTGAGTCGCGAGAGCACCCGCCGCCCATGTCCTCGTTGCGGCCATGTTGAAATGAACGAGCGATGCCTCTGCGCCTGCGGTGATCCCGGTATGCGCCGCTCCGGTTACGACGAAGGTCTGCGGCGTCCCCGTTGTTCGCGCCGTCGGAGAAATGCAGAACGCCCCGTCGACACCCCGAACATAGCCCTGCTCCGAGTAGCCGGTATTGTCGTCGCCCCATGATAGAATATTGCCCGCTGTGCGCCGGCCCGCTGTCGCCCAGAACCTGATCGCGTCTCCTGCGGTTCCGACAGCGAGAGCACCGCCGACGACAAAGGGTAGACTCGTAAGCCCCTTGACAAAATTGTAATTACCGTCGTATCCGAGGACTGCATAAGCCGTAGCGAAATTCGCAGAAACCGCATATATCGCATATGGAAAATATGCGTTGGACTGGTAAAAACGCGCCACATCCACGACATTATCCGGATTAGTAGTTCGTATGCAGTACCAGGCTAATGGATTGTTGGCGGATTGTACGGGTAATATATACGCCTCACCAGAAACCTCCCGGGAGGCGCTCAAGGAAGTCGCATAGCCGTATCCCACCATTTTGAACGACGGTGAACACTGCTGCGCTCCAAGGGCCGCAGCAGTAGCGTTCTTCACCGTCAACCCAGGGACGACCGTAGCCCCCCCGCCCGACGTAATGAGCGTCGGGTCGTTGTCCCAGACAGGAGCAGCGCCGACCCCGCCGCTGACGAGAACAGATCCCACCGCGACGGCAGCGCAACGCGCCCAGGCCGTCGAGCTCGACGCGACGAGGAGGTCGCCTGCGGTTTGCGAGGCGATGACCATGTTCGCCGGGTTGACAGAGGCATAAGCCGGAGCAGCCCCCGCTCCCTGCGCGGTCAATACCAGCCCTGCGGTCGCGGCTGGCAAGCGGGCCCATCTACCTTGAGAGGCCGCGCTTGAAACGAGGACATCGCCGATCGCCGGCGTTCCGCTGGGAGTGAAGCCTCCCGGTGGTGTGAAAGGACCTTGAGATCGTAGGCTCATCGTCGTCGATCCTTTCTAGGCGTTCTCGTCGGTGCGAGTGATGTGCAGCGTTCCCGCCACTCCAGCACTCGCGCTGATCGCCCCGAGGTAGCTGTGATCTGAGGTAGCGTTCTCAGGTTGAGGAACGATGAACTCTCTCGAGGCTCCCGCCGGAATATAGGCATGAGCGCTTGACGATGCGCTCGCCGCGTCCTTCTGCGTCAGGTTGAGCGCTCGAACGTAACACCCGACGCCCTCGGAGTAGAGATCGTATATCCCGGGGGCCAGCTCCGACGAGAATGCCGTCGCATCGCCGAGGGTGATCGTGGTGTGCGACCCGAGGCAGCATCGCGAGAGAAGCGATTCAGCAGCGTTCGTCATGATTCCTCCAGGTCAAGGTGCAGTGCTATAGGACAGCTTCATCAATCCGAAGGCGTATACGCTCGCGGTCAATCCCGACGTTGAGATCGCCGTCACGTTAATCTCGTGCGCTTCACCGACTGTCTCCTGTATCGGAGTGTAATCAGAATAAACATAACCCGCAGTCTCAGACGTAAGGGATACGGTGATCGTCTCCGCTCCGCCGTTCTGAAACACGAAGCTCACGTTCGTCAAGTCCCCGCCCGGATCCAGATTGCCATAGACCCAAGCTCTGTATAGGTAGGTATCGGTGCAGGGTGCCAAAATCCCGACGGGTGCAAAGCTATAGGAGGCCGCTCCATCAGCCCATCCTCCTGCCGTTCTTAGGAGATCGGTAACAGCGTCGGTGACAGTGACAGGGTCCCCTCCTGTTATTTCATTGACATTGAGCGCTACTCCCTGTTGCCGATCGTAGATCGATCGAATGAGATTACATGCTTCCTCGTGATTGTCGTCCGTTATCGGCATACCCGCCGCGATTTTCGAGGAGTTTACGAAGTCCTCCAATCCACTAAGATAAGGGGCTTCCACCTCATAGAGTGACCAGGAATGGAAAGTCGTTTCATCTGCTCTCCAGAGCTCTACCTCATGAATCGCCGATGCGCTTACGCTGTATTCTGCGTCGACGATGAAACACGAGTCGCGTGACCATCCAGACGCGTAATTGGTATGAGTGAATAAATGGCTTGTCTTCCCGATCGGCGTCGCGTTCGATCCGTCGATCTTCATGTACCACGAAGGAGATTTGGTATCATCGGAGGAGGGGTACAAAACGAACCTAACTCCTAATCTCGTCCCGTTGCACGATGAGGGATATACCGCTCGAGCTATACAACCGTCGCCTGTGTGCGACAGTGCAGATGAGCCAGCCCAAACCATCGGCGGGATGATAACCCTCGATCGCGCCTGAAGGGTATTGAGGGCTCTCATCAGAGAGCGAATCTGCTTGCCGTGAGCAGGCTTGCCATTTCGGAAATATTGCTCCGCGACCGTCGGGTGAATATGGCGCTCAGAGTATTCAACGGGGCTCGTCATGGGAGCAACTCCCTCGGATTCGCATAAGCATACACCCCGTGAATCATGAATGCGTCGTCGGACGATTGATAGGCCTCAAGCGTCAGATAGGCCCAGCCATTCACGGAGCGAATACCATCGAGACTAGTCGTCCATACCTCGGATGTTTCGCTGGCGCCGACATCAACGAAAAATTCCCCCTGGGAATACTCTCCTACCCAATTACCGTCAGCATCTGGGCCTGGAGAGGGCGATATCGTCAGACGGCAGTTGAGCGTATTGATGTTCAAGGATTGTCCATAGAACACCGCAACGGTGAGAGAGGACACACCGAACGGGATCCGGATCGGAGTGCTCATAAGAGCTATTGTACTGGCTGAGTATTCCTCATATGCACCTAATTCAATCTCCGCGAGTGCAATGCCGAATACCTGCTGAAGCTGTCCGTATTGCCAGAAAGCGTTGATCGTATTCGCCAGGTCGCGCAAGAAGGCGACGGAGTAAGGCATCCCGTCGGTGTAATAGAAGTCCATCGGACGATAGACGCCGGATGAAGCGTCGGGGTTATAGCCGTCCTCGTCGACGTCCTTCGGCCGGAAAGCTCCGAAGTTGCACGCGCTCTCAAGCGACTCTACTAGATCAGTGTCCTCGTCGGCGATCGAGGCGTAGAAGTATGCTTGCCCCTCCATTCTCGTCGCGCTCTGCTCTGAGTGCAGCCCGAGCCCGAGGTAATACTCCTTAGCGGAGGTGTAGCCGGTGAGGATGCGCGCGGCCTCCGGGAAAGGTATCTCACCGTAGCAAGAGATCTCACCCGTCGCTGTATCGACGCCGACGATCTCAAACTCCCACCACAGGATCGATGCCGAGTCGACGTATTCGGGATCTGCCTCGGTGAGATAGCACCAGTCTCCCACTCTGAAGCTGGCCGCGTCGATGGACTCGGACGATAGAGAAAACTCGTGGAGCTCGGTCCACAGGCTGAAGTACCCGTTGGACATCGGCGACTCGTCCTCGACGTAACCGCCCTCTGTCGCGTCAGCGTCCAGCTTCGCCGCCGGCCCCATCTGATAGGCGCGCATCGTCGGGACCAATATCGTGATGCTATCGTAGAGCTGCTCCTCGTGGCTGTAGCTGAGAGCGATCACCCAACCGCGAACACCCTCGAGCCCATAAGTCCCGGTCGTCGGGTCCGGCGGATCGTCGCAGGTGAACTCGACGATATCGCCGACGCATATCCCATAGAGCCCAGGTGCCCCGGTGATCGTGTAGCGTCGCATCGAGCGCGACCAGTAAGCGCAGAGCGGCGCCGCGATGTTCGAGAGCCAAGCCTTCGTCGCGCTGCCATCGAAGTCGTAGAGGGAGCGAGCCTCGAAGGTAAGCTCATTCTTCGTCCCATAGATCGAATTAGAAGCGGCATCGACGTAGGTGACAGGTCGAGAGAGGTACTCGTCGTTGACCGGGTTTCGATTGTACCTGAGAGAGCAGGTGTTCCGGACGAGGTCCGTCGCGTTGTCGCACTGGACATCATCGAGCCCGATCGAGTAGGAATCGATCTCGTAATCGGTCGGCAGGCTCTCAAGCGTCGTCGGCATGATCGCCCGAATCTTCCCAGAGTGCCAAACGAGATGAGCGCCTATTGATCCGATCAGCGATGTGATCTCGACTGCCGCATCCTCCTCCTTGAACAACACGAGCTTTTGCACTGCGCTCGCGCCCGAGGCGGCGGAGACCGCCTGGAACGAACCGACGTCGATCAGCGTCGATGGAATCCCGCATCCCATCGAGGCCGGCCACGCATCCCATACCAGAGCGCCTGGCAAAGCCATGTCAGTGAATAGGCTGTTGTGGTTGTACGAGCCCGTCGACATGAGGAGCTTGAGGAGGAGAGAGCAGACCGTTCCTCCCGCGATCCATACCTGCCGGATCTGAAGCGACGACGTCTCAGAACCGAAGTCTTCTTTGAGCGCCTGGACTCCATTGGCGACCCAACCCTCGGCGCAGATCCCCGGGATCATGCATCCAAGATTCATCCCAGGCATCTTTGTATCCGGCGTGACCTCGGTCTTCCACCACCACTCAGCGTATTTCGTGATCGTCCCTCCCGAGTAACTCACAGCCCAAACGACCGATTCTCCGAGGAGAACGAATCCGCGCGCCCCATCCGCCCAGAGCGAGGCGGGGATGTCCGACGGCCTCTGATTGTGCCACGTCCCGACCTCGGATGTCTCGTCGACTGTGAGTGTTTTCGAGAAGCCGTCAATCCATACAGTCTTGGGAGTGGTGAGAAAATCTGTGTACCAAAAACCGTCAGCGCCGTCGATGTTTTCGACGACCGCGTACTTCTGCTCAATACCGAGTATCTTACAAACAGCCTTACCAAAGAATTTCATCTGAGCGTCGACGTGAATACCTAACGCCGCGCCGGAATTATTCTTCACCATCAACCGGACCCTCGCCGTTTTGTCGTCGGTGGCGAGAATCTGCAAAGACCAGTGTTGTTGGATGTCGCCCGCCCTCTTCGCCCTCTTCGCCGCAAGCTCGACATTGATAGCCTCGATCAGCGTACTCAGCGTATACGACCCCGCGTCGACGGTGATTGAGGATTGATGTAAAGTGTATCCACTCTCGTCGAGCTTGCCTGGGGTTTCCACTAGTCCTATGAGCTCGGCAGTTCCGATCTGTATCCATGAGATCGTCGCGGAGTACTGATCTGATAGCAGCTTCCCCGCCATGAGATTTTCAACAGAATCCGCATTGAGCGAATAGGTTCCCGCCGAGTACTGCCACGACTCCGCCAGCGTGCCGGCGAAGACGAGGACGGAATTGGCCCGCGTGTTCCAAGAGCCCGACGACGCGTCGCGAGCGACGATCCTGAGCATCACTCCGCGGCCTCGCCAGATCGTCGGGTCGGTGGTGACTTCCGCGCCGATCCCCGATTCACCCTGCTCGAAGGCGTGAGCCCACTTGGTTTTATTCGCCCAGGGCAAGGTGCCCCTCGTGAGCCCCGTGAAGCTCGTCGCTGTCTTGCCGGTATAGGTGATCCGCTCCGCTCCGATGTGGATCGTTCCCGATGCAGGGAAGCTCGCCGCGTTGCGAACCTTGCAGCTCGTCGCGGTTCTCGTGAGAGCCTCGGTCAGGTACGTGAACAGCGTCGCGGTCTTCTGGTCGGCAAAGAGGGTTCCCAAGATCCCGCTTATGTCGACGAGCTGAAACGACATCGACGAGGGAGTGATCTTGAACTCGAGGAGATCGATCTCCTGAGTGCTCGCGCTCGGTCGAAGAAGACCACCCTTTACGGTGTACCCAGAGGCCGCCCAGAGCGCGCCTATGCCCGTCGGATCGTTATCCGTGAAGGCATACTCACAGCCCTCGATCTCGAGGACGTAGGCGATCTCAGCGTGTCGCTTGGCGAGCTCGGAGATGGTCGTCACGTTCTAGTCCTCGATGTACTGGCGAGCCGCGAAGGTGAGATCCCAAAGATTGTCAACTTTGCTCGCGCGCTTCGGGTTGTACTCCTTGAAGTCTGCGAGGACATACTCGCGTGCAGTCGAGCCGACGAGGTAGCTGTTGTCATCGGTTCGGTCGGTGTAGTGCCTCACGGGACCGGAGATGAAGCAGTCGTCGATGAAGCTCTCAAAGCTCTCGTTCCCCGCGGTCTCAGACCCCTCCCAGACCTTCGCGGCAGAGAGCGCGCGGAAGGAGTAGGAGCGCTCATACCAGTCCGCTCCGGTCCTGTCCCACTGAGCCCCGTTGCGCGCGAGCGTCTCCTTGCGATCGAAGACCCGCTTACCAAGACCAGCGGCAGGCCCCTCGAAGTCCTTGGGCCCGTGGTCCGGTAGCCAGAGGTATTTCACCTGTTTGTTTCCGGTCCACGTATGAGCACCAGGAGTGCAGTCCGCGTTGATCCCGCAGATGTTCCTAAACGTCGTCGTCCACTCCGTCAGGGTGTGGCTGCCCGATCCAAAGTGGATCGTGATGACACCCGTCGAATCATCGACGACAACCGTCGTCGAGCCCACAGTCCCCGAGATGAGGGCAGCAATCGCCGACGCGAGCGAGGCTCCCGAATCGACCCCGCTCCCCCAGTAGTAATCACCGGCGGGCAGATAGACGAGGCCTCCGCCATCGATCTTGAACCCGTGGGTGTTCGCGGCGACTGTCCATCGGCCCTCGAATTTGTCGTAGGTGATCGCCACGTCACGCACCCCTCTTCACAGTCGATCGCTGAGTCCAACCCTTGGCCTCGCCCTCGGACAGAACACCTTGCAGCTCGCGAGATAGAGCCTTCCGGTTGCCAAGGAACCCATAGCCGATCTGGATCGTGATGTTCTGCGTCGTGCTCGCGTTGCTGTTTGACGCCCCGGAATACTCCGACGGACGAGCTCCGCCCCCGCCGCCTCCTGCCGATGCAGCCGACGAGGCTTCCGAAGGCTTCGTCAGTCCGGCGATCCCTGCCATCAATGTCGCGCCACCAAAGGCGACCCCCGCGCTCGCGAGATAGGCTGTAGCAGCCGCTGGGTTGTACCAGGAGAGCCCTGCCATCACGAGTGATTCGAGCGCCAGCCCATATAGCTTCGTGCTCTCCGCCTCACAGAAGGAGTGAATCATCGCCTGGAACGTCGCTCCGGCTCCCTCTTGACCCGAGATGAGAAGCATCATCGCCTGTCCGGATGCCTGCCCAAAGGCTTGCATTGCACCGACGGCGGTTCCCTCGAGGATCTGTGTATAGTCCTCTGCTTTCTCCCTGATGCTCGTCCAGTATTTCTCGAGAGCGCCCGGAGGCTTGAGTCTATTCAGCGCTTCTCCTGCTGCCACGATCGCGTCCTCGACGGGTGCCACGAGTTTCCGCGCGCCTTCGAGAGTGGATTCAAAGAAGAGGCCGATGTCGACCTTCTGCTTCGCTCCGGTGATCGCCGACGTCAACTCATCGACGAACCCCGCCGGCCCCGCGATCTTCTGCTTGAGCCGCTCGAGCCCCTCGCCCATCCCCTCAAAGGAGAAATCAATGTCCCGCCTCGAAGCCGCGGCCTTCGCCTCCGCCGCTGCCTTCTCCGCTAGTCTCTTCTTCTCTTCATAGATTTCCTTTGTCTGCTCGATCTGAGCCTTCGCGTTCTCCTCGAGAACCTTCGCGTTCTCGTCGGCCGCGTAGGCTTGCGCCTTTGCTAAGATCTTCGCTTGCTCAGCGAGGAACTTGTTGGTCGCTTCCCATTTCTCGACGGAGCCATAGTTCGCGATGATCCTGAGCCGATCGGCATAGCGATCCATCTGAGGCCCAAGGTCACCGTAGGCCTTGGTCACGATCGGGATCAGCCCGCCCTCGGCCTCCCATTGCTCGTTGATCTTCTTCATCCGCTCCTCTTGGATCTCGCGGATGATCTTCTCCCGCCCCGCCTGCTCGACCATCACTTCTATGCCGGCGGTATACTTTCCAAAAAAGCGTTCTGTCGCATCAGCCATGTTGGCCTTTTGCGTAGCCCACCGACGATCTACTTCTTCGAGCCGAGGGACAGTCGTTTCATATTCTTTCGAGACCTCGATCACCTTGCTGAGGGCGCGCGCATGCTTCTCCGCGATCGTCCCGCCCGACTCCATTACCATCCCGTACTGCTTGAAAGCGTCTGTCGATCCCGATGAGAGCGATCGTGTGAGCTCCTGCAATATCTCGTTAGCTTCTCCGAACCCCTGCCGAGATAAGACGACCGCGGCTTCGGTGACGTACTGAAACTCCGATCGCGTCATGGCGAGCTCGCCCCTCATTGCCTTTGAGGCGCTCGCCATGAGCTCACTGTCGGAGATGAGCCCCGCTGATTTCGTTTGGTACTTTTCGAAGGCATCCTTCTCTGTCGATGCCATCGACTCGTTGTATTTTATCGATGCAATCGCGGCTTGATTCATCTTCTCGGAGAGCGCCGATACCCCCGCGACGAGCGTAGTAATGACCCCTACTCCATCGGTGACGATGCCCCAACCCTTCTGCAAAGTCCCCCAGGTCGACGACGCGGAGGAGTGGAGGTTCTCGATCTCGCCGATCAAGTTCTTGTTCCCGTCGCCGATCTCCCTGACCGCTGCCTTGAACTTTTCGGTATTGGCGACGAAGTCCACGGTAAGGCTCTTGTCAGCCATTTCGCCTTCTCCTCTGCTCTGCCTCTATCTCATCGAGGCGGCGACCCTCGGCCTGGACGGCTGCGAGAACGCTATCCGCATACTCAACGCCGGCGATCACGATTTCCGGCACTCCGAGCGGGTATATCGTCGAGAGTGAATCCTTCCATCGCATGGCTTGACCTATCTCCGCTCCTGTTCCCGATCTCCCGTACCATGCGGGGCAATAGTCCTCGGGCTCGAGGTAGCTCTCAGCTCCGGGCCCGACCTGGTCTCTATGCCCCTCGACCCATTCTTTCTCGTCGAGGAGCGGGCATCGGTTCACCTGCTGAAAATAGAGACGCGACGATCCTTCTTCGCCCCGAGAGCACCGATCGCAGAAGCGCTCATCCTTGAGGGTCTGCGGGTTGAGCGTCCAGTACCGGAACAGGATCGCTTTTCCGCTGTCCCGAAGACAGCATACCTCCTGCGACTACTCTCCAGTAAAGCTCCTCGCGGAGCGACGGGTCGTTGATGATCCACATGAGGACGTGGTCGGGGAGGCACTTCCCATAAGTACCCTCGACGCGATCGATGAGGATCGTGTTGCCGTCGGGATCTTGCAGCCCTTGAATGTCGCGAACCCCATAGGCGATCCGCGCGATCTTCTCCTCGATGTCCTTGAGCTGCGCGAACGCCTTGACCTGCAGCATGGACAGCTTGCCGATCACCCACCTGATCGGCTCCCATCCTTCGCGGACGGGGAGAACCTTCGCGTCGTTCGTGTCGTTGTAGCGGCCCCAGATGGGCATCACGATCTCAGCGTGGTAGCGCTGAAAGCTTTCGTCGTCGGCGAAGTCTTTCCTGGTCTTCCAGTCGAGCGCGGGATCTTGACTCCAGATCCAGGTCACTGACGATGTGACCGGGTCGGAAAAGGCGAGCCGTTTCATCCGTCCTCCTGTGATCTAAGCGGCGAGCTTCGGGAAGCGATGGATCGCGATCGGGCTTCGGATCGGGTCGTAAGCAGCCGTCGCGTGTCTCGACGCGAAGAATTTCGGCTTGACGACGCGCTCCCCGTTCTTCGAGCTCGCATGTGGTGAGTCTTCCAGGTAGAGGCATTGCCCGGTGATCAAGACCGCGCCGAGACTCGTCGTCGATTTCCCGAGCTGATAGCCAAAGAATTTGTTGGTCTGCGCCTCGTAGGCGGTTTCATAGTCCACCGAGAAAGCGTCTTCCCACTCGATCGACGGGTAGGCATCGCCGAAGCAGGCATGCCCGATGATCCCTTGATTGCCCGACGGAGATTCGAGGGCTACACGCTTCTGGTTGAGCTTGATGGCGAGCGATCGGCAATGGACGAAGTTCTTCGTCGTGACGCCGACCGTCTGGTAATAGAGCCCAGCGGTCGAGGACACCTGGACGGGCGGAGGAGCCTCGGTCGGAGCGACTCCCCACGATGGCCCCGTGACGTTCTCCCAGTCCTGCCCGAGTAGATTGAGCTCGACGGTTGCGGGCTTCCCGGGTGCGATGTCCGAAAGCTCGATCTCCGGCACGACCCCCCGCATCTGCCATTGATCGGTCGCGGCATACCCTCGATAGAGACAGGCCAGAGTGGTGTGATTCGCGTCGGCGAGGTTCGAGAGATGATCAGCCTCGAGGTAATATGTCGCCGAGGCGTAGCACAGATCGCTCGCCGACGGAGAGGCTGAGAGCGCCATGTCGAGCGTGAGATCGACCCCGGAGATTGACAGGATCTGGCGCGCCTCATGGTTGATGTAGACTGCCTGCCCCGCGGACAACCCCGTCGCCGAGTCCACCTTGACGACCGTCGGCGACGATCCCGCAGCGCAGTAGCGGGTCGTGCCGAGGCTCTCGCCGCCCATCGCTGAGAGGAGCATCATGCCGAAGTTGTCCTGAGTCACCGCTGTTCCATAGGCCCCGGTCTGATTCAGGCCATGAAGCCAGCACTTGGCTTTGATGGCCTGCTCCTTGGCCATCATGATCTGTGCAGAGCGCATCCAGGCGAACGGGCGGAGCGCCGGATCTTTCTCGCTCTTGTACTTGAGTCCGGAAAGGTCGACGTCCCAGGCTCGCAGAGGCTTCGGCGTTGCAGCCCAATACGTTGTCGGATCCGCTATCGCAGCACATGCGGTCGTCTCCTGCTTGAAAATCATCTCGCCTCGACCGGCGATCGTGGTAGTGGGGACAGCCATGGTTTCTCCTCGATCCTACGATGCAGCCTCGATGTAGTGAGCGAGAACGGGAATCTTCAAGATCCAGAATCCCGCCTCCGTCTCCTCGGGAGCACTGATCGCCAGAGTTTGTTGATAGATGGTGTTTGCCTGCCAATTCGTCTGATTGTTGATCGCCGTCTCGATATCATGCAGGTCCGAAAGAACCCGCTCGCGATCGTCCTCTCGGTTTCCCGTCCTCGAATACCCGACCATGACCATGATCGTCGCATGTACTTCGCGCTCGCCTGGGGACCAGTAGCACTCCCCGGGCGTCGGATGTTCGATCCTCTGCATCTCGACTTGAAACATCCGATCGCTTCCGCTCTGCGACGGTTGATTGGACAGAGCCGCCGCATCATCGTCGAGATTCGAGAACTTCAGCGACGGTTCTCTCGTCGCTGCGATCGCCTTGACCGTCGCGGTGATGTTCTCTTCGATGTCTCTCACCGTCGCTGTCATCAGCGCACCAGGGTTACTGTCTGCATTGTGGTGTCATCGGCGATGTCATCGTTATCGGAATCGACGGGGAGGAGGAAGTAACCCTCGGTGATCGCCGAGGTGAGGTCGTCCCACTCCGATTGCTTCCGCCGGATATACTCCTCGACGTCTCGCCCATTCGGCTTCACACCGTTCTCAGCGATGAGGAGCTGAGCGCGTGTCTCGACGAGATACTTGAGCCGCTCGTTGCTTCGGAGCTTATTGGGATCAACTCCGACCTTCCAACAGATGGCATCAACGTCGCGCTGCGCTGCCTTGACGAGAGGGAGGAAGGTCTCAGGGCTCGAGCGGAATCGGAACCGGCCGAGATCGGGAAAACGCTCGAAGAGGATCGAATCATCGACGTGAGAATCCTGGATCTCTCGCGTCAGGTCCCAGCGTGTGCGGACCTTGAAGATCGTCTGCTCGACGGTGTATGTCCACTCGGCTAAATATTCTTGACCAAGATTGTCCTCGTCGCTCACCCATGCCGTCGGGATCTCAGGCGAGAGGCAAACGGTCGATTGAAGCTTGTCATCCTTCGCATAGGTGAAGACGAGAGGGTCGGCTGCTCCTATTGCGCTCGTGCTGTACTTGGCAATGATGATCCGCTCTCGCTGATGGTATGCGTTCTCGATCCAGAGCGGATCTCCGACACTCACCTCGCCATACACATCCGGCCCGTATGGAATGTTGCGCGGGTCTGTGAGCGCCGGCCCCGCCGCAGCGGTGAGCAATGCCTCGTCAAACGTCCTTGACGCGTTGCCGCTGACGATCGGGTTCTTTGCTGTATCTCCCCGATCATACCGGGTGTCGTACATCGCACATGCGATTGTGCCCGTCGGGAACCCGTGACACTCGAAGCGCACCCTCTGCGATGCGACCTCGAAGAGGACCTTCTGATTTATCCCTGGTACGATCGACTGATAGGTCGCCATGATCAGATCCTAGCGAGGGCGATCGCCCTCTCGCTTCTCAGCCTCGGATTTCTCGCAGATCCGCTTGGAGCGCTCGTAGTTCTCTTTTGCGCTGTTCTCTCGCCCATCCTGCTTGTTCTGATGAGTGATCCGTCGCTCCAAGTTTTCGCGGAGTGTCTGGGGCGACTTCGTGCTCATCGCCCCTTCTCCGTCTTGCGCTCGATCGGTGGCGGTGCGGGCGCATCCGCGGCCAATGATGCGGCGGTGACTTGCGGATGCTCGCGCGCCGAGGTCGTCTTCATGAACTTCTCGAACTGCTCATTGAAGACCCCCTGGTACATCGCCATGTTCTCGTATTTCTTTCGGCCGTCGGGACTGAGCGCAGCTCGACGCAGTCGCGCGGCCTCGCTCTCGTTCATGCGGGACGAGAGGATCTTGGCGAGCTCCTCCTTGTTTTCATACTCGTCGGGGAAGACGAAGCCCGCGACGCGGTATCGGTCGCGAAAGCTCACATCGTGGTAATCGCAATGAAGCAGAACTCCATGCCCTCGCGGATTGTACGCGAGGATCTTGCGGGCAGGCGGGCCACCCGATCCTTGCTTCTTGATCTTGAATGCCTCGGATGTTGCAAACTCTTTTGCCATTTTTCCGTCTCCTTAAAATACCTCGACCTCGACGGGGAGCTATCCCGGGACAGCCACCCAAAGCCCGGGACGGTGCGGTCCTTGAGCAGCAAGATAGCTCTACCCCGTCGAGATCGAGACCTGTTTACTTCGTCGATAGAATTCCGACGCCGAAGTCAGCCGCGATCACCGCGACGCCCCAGCATCCGGTGACCCACATTTCGGTGAGGCGACCCGACGCATCGCGCTCTTCTTCGAAGCGTCCATCCCAGGCCATGTTCGGCCAGTCGGGATCGTCCGCGGGGAACCGGGCGATCGTCCTGACGATCGGCATGTCCTGCGACATCGGCAGGAGCATCCCGATCCAGCCCGTCTCACTGGCGTTCTGGTCCGAGTTTGTCGTCTTGAAGACGTCGACCTCATACAGGTTCATGCAGAATCCGCTGATCAGCGCGGGGCCGATCCTGTCGAGGCCGAGGCGGGCGAACACCGCGGCGGTCGAGCCCGAGGTTCCTCCGAGAGCTGCGCGGAGGTTGTTGATTGCGGCGGTGTGCAGGATCGACGCGAAGGGGCCGTCGGCCTGATTCTCCTCGAGCTCGTGGATCGCCTGGAGGAACTCGTCGAGCGTGAGTGCATCGACCGCGCCGACGGAATCAGTGAAAGAGGAGGCGAGCCCGAGGATCGTCGCGTCGACGTAATCCCCGTAGGCCTTGCCCATCAGGCCGGCGACTTTCGCCTTACCGCCCGGTGAGCTCTGAGCGAAGCGCAGCATATCGCCATAGTCAACGCCGACGCCGCACTCGCTCACCGTCGCGGACACCTGCGAATCCGTGAGCGCCGTCGGGGTTCCGTCGGTTCCCTGAGTGAGCGCAGCGGCGCTGAGCGAGCCCAGCCGAGAATAGCTCTTGACCGTCGAGCCGGTGATGAAGTCGTGCCCGCTCCAGGAGCTGTCAGCGTTGATAAGAGCATCAGCAACCGCTGTGCAATAGGCCGTCTTGACGACCTTGTCAGCGATGGTTTCGGCCTGTACTGAATCACCCAGTTGAGCGGTTCCGGTGAATCCCGTGATCGCCATGTTCGATCTCCTCGAGCTACTTCTGCGGCAAGATGCTCGTGTTCTGCCTTGCCGCGAGTGCTCGCTCCATACTCCTGTTGTCGATGTTCGGCTCCGCGAGCGAAGCCCTTCGACGAGGAGCGTTGTCTAGCTTGCGTTCACCGAGCGCGGTTGATGCAGCGCGGAGGGTATTCCCGACCCCCTCGGTCACCCGCCTCAGTGCCTCTTGCTGCGAGGCAAAGAGGAAGGGCTTGCCCTCGGCTAGTCGTTTCACGAACTCGCGGATCCCGTCGGGCTTGCCATCCTCGCCGATCTTGACTGAGCCGTCAGCGAGGGCCTTGTCGAGATGCAGCCCGAAAGTCTCCGCGTCGATCCCGCTCCCATCACGATAGGCGTCGAGCGCTTCGTGTCTGATAGCGTCGAGCTGCGATCTCCGTCGCGACTCTGTGATCTCAGACTCCAGCTTTTCCCGACGAGATTTCTCCTCGTCATGGAGGCGCTTCCATTCCCCTCGCTCCTCGGCGGCTTTCCTCTCAGCATCGACTTGAGCGCGTTCGACTTCTTCGGCCTTGCGCGCCTTCGCGAGGAGCTCTAGTCCCTCGGGTGAATCAAGAAAGCGCTTTTTGGCGAGGTCTCTCGCCTCGATCGTCTTCTTGAGCTCCCCTTCGAGATAGACCTCCCGCTCCGTCTTCGAGGTGCCACCGCCCGCGGAATCCTCCGGCGCTCGACTGGGTGAGGTATCTGGCGAGCGCGGCATGGCATCCGCCATGCTCGGGGTAGACTTCGGCGCCGCGGTCTCCACCGCGACCTTGATTTCTTCTGACATCGATTCTCCTACTTGTTCGATTTCGACATGAACTCAGCGCAAGTCAGATCGTCGCCGGGAATCCTCTCGACGAGACCCAAGCGCTCTCTCAATTCTCGGACGAGGACAAAAGGGGCATGCCATTGATACAGCGGTTTATCCTCGGGAGCCTTCGTCGGTGCTGGGGGGGTTGTCGTTCCCTCGTCTTCGTCTCCCTCGTCTCCATCCATGACCGCCCTCTCGCTTTCGGCCTGGTCGTGCATACGCTCGACGCTGGCGACAGCGGCATCAGGATCGATGCCCTCCGCGAGCGCTCGCGCTCTCACGAGATCCTTCTTTGCCTGGGTGAGCGGGCTCATGATCCAAGCTCCTCGAGCATCTTGCGCGTGAAGGCATCATCCGGCTGCTTGCCTGGTCGGCCTCGAGCCGCCGCTCCCTGCGCTCCGTTCTCTTGAGCTGTCCTCTCGACGATCTTCTCGCCGTCGCTGCTCATGTTCCGCGAGGACATGAACTCCATGATCTTCGCCCTCTTCTCGAGGTTCGCTCGCTGAAGTGCTTCCGCCTCCTCGACGCTCAGATCGGGATTGTCTCGACGGAGAGGCTCCTCGGGAGCCATTCGGCCGTCGGCGATCCATCCTCGGAAGAGTTCCTGCTCTGTCTTCGGATCTTCGATCATCGGTTCATCCGTGTGATCGACGCGGAAGTCTGCGAGCGAGTCGGGCTTGAGCGTCGGGTGCTCGCGCTCGCAGATGAGCGCGGTGAGCCTGAATAGCTCCGACTCTGCTCGCCTCCACGTCGGCACCCGTCGAGCCCGCGCCTCGATGAGCGGCATCCTCTTCAGCCTGAGTTGAAAGCCTGAGCTCGGTGACGCGCTGAGATCGTACATGTCTCCGGCCAGTCCATAGCTCTGAGCGATCGACCCGATGCGGAAGCGGATCACCTCGAGGAGCTTTCCAGGGTCGGCCTGCAAGTTGATCGAGCTGAAGTCACCGGGGGCCGCCCAGATGTTGTCAGCTCCGACCCCCATGCCCTTGGCCAGCTCGCGGGGTCTGCCCTTGTAAGTGACCTGGATCTCCGACTGCCACTTGATCAGTCGAGTGAGCATCACGAGATCACAGCCGACGCTGAGGTTGGCTTCGTAGACGTCGGAGAAGACGGTATCACCGAAGAAGTCGTCACCGGTCCGCTCCTCGGCATGGACGATGAGGGCGGGCAATCTCCCGATCCCATGATCCCATCGTCGATCGAGGCCCTTCGCTGTCCAGATTTGCCATTGCTGCACATCCCCGTGAACCGTCTCAATCTTCCCGTAGGCCGCGGTATTCGCCAGGGTGCGTTGATACGTGAAGCCGACGGCAGACCCAGGATCGTCGGGGTGCTGCAAGACAGTGAAGCGATCGGGCGGGACGATCCGATATCGGAGACGGCCGGCCACGACCTCGGGGATGATGAGGATGTCCCTCAGCGCGGTCAGATACTTGTCGGCCTGGTCGAGCACCGCGTCGATATTCGATTCTCTCCAGAGCGCCTGACAGATCGCGTTCTGCTGCTTGTCCCCTTCGATCCTTCTGAGCGCTGGGAGCTTGTAAACCTGGCTGAGCTCGTTCGTGAGCCGCCTGAAGACGTTGTGCTCAGTCGAGATAATCCCAGATATCTCGCTCTTCAGTCTCTCGCTCTTGTAGCGGGAAAAGATCTTGTTCGTGAGCAGATCCTTCCAGTCGTCTTCGAGCATCCCGAGCCGACGAGCAGCTGCCTCCATGCGACGAGTCTCAGCTTGAGTTTTCGCCTCGCTATAGGACCTGTTGACGATTTCATACGATCGATCACCCCACAGCATGGGAGGCTCCTAGTCCTCGAGGATCAGCGGCGTGCTTTCCTCGATCTCAGTACGATCGATCTCTTTGTCCCTCTCAAGGTCCTCAATCGGGAAGCAGTAGAAGATGAGGTAGCCGAGGGCATCGAGCACATGTTCATGGTACCCGTCTTTCTCAGGTCTCCCCGTCCGGCGATCCCTCTTGTGGCTCTCAAGCGCGTCCTTGAGCCGCGGTGTTCTGCCAGGCTCAAGATACAGGCGGGTCTCCCCGTCGGGGCACCATGGCCAGGTCTGGACGCTGTGAAGCATGCGGAGGACGTGACGGATCCTGAATTCGACGTTGGGGTTAGACCTCGCGACCGGCTCGACCGCTGTGAATCCAGTCGAGCGCAAGATCGTGATCGCCGCCGCCTCATCGTTTGTCCCTCGCCCTCCGCATCGGTCATAAGCCCCCATCGCATCCGTAACCCAGCAGATGTTACGACCGAAGGTGTTGGCGACCCGCTCAGCGACATGCTCGGTTGTCGAGTTTTCATCGACGACCTCACCGACGATCCACAGATACTCAGTCCTGATGATCCTCGACCGCCGGCCGATCGTAACCTCGTGGGCGTCGCGGAAGACCTTCGCGACGACAGTGGCCTCACGAGCGAAATCCCATCCGCCGATGAAATTCGCCGGCTCGCCGAAGTGCTCTCGACAGAAGTCGCGGGTGATGTCTCCCGTCTGAGGCTTCGGCCGGATGTGGCGAGCAGCATCGAAGAGGTAGTAGGTCGCATGACGCGGGCGAACGAGCTCGCCCTCGAATTCCTGGTTGTAGAGATCGGCGGGAGTATTCGCCTTGATCTCGTCGATGACCGCTTCATTTCGTCGAGGATTGTCATAGGTCCGAAGGACAAAGACCTTGCTCTTCTCTCTCTTCTTCCACTTCTCGACCAGTTCGCGGAACCACACGACCTCTCTCCTTGGCGTCGTCGCGAAGATGAGCCGGAAGTCTCGGGATGCTGCTCCGCATCCCACCGCGGTCATGTAGTCCTCCTCCTGGTAGAGCGCGAACTCGTCGAGGAGGATCGTCTTTAGCGACGGACCACGAACCGAATCGATCGCCTCGCGCGAGCGGAAAAAAACCTTGTGCCCATGCGGGAAGGTGTAGATCCTGTCGCTCTTGCACTCGCGGATGTTCCAGCTCGGGTGCAGCATCGAGCGGAAGACCTCTTCAGGTTCTCTGCTCGCCTTGTAGTCCCGACTGATGACGGCGGAGTCGCGCCCAGGCCAGCGCAAAGCCTCCTTGATGATCTCGAGCATCCCGCAGTGCGTCTTGCCGGCCTGCCTGCCGGCGAGCATCCCGACCTGAATGACATCGGGCGTCGTCTCGACGATGATCGGAACCTGCTGCTTCTGGACGGTGTACTCATGACAGAAGATGTCGTCAGCGCTCGCTCGCGCCCAGCACCCGCCGATCCTGTCCCATCTCCATCCGGATATGATCGGCCGACCACTAGCATCACTGAGCAGTCCTCCGACGGTAGCGTCGTCGTTGAGCAGCCTGTAGCGCACCGCCAGGTCGACAAACCGCTCCTTGGATGTCTTGGCCTCGAGAGCCTCGAGCTTCTTCCATGCGAGGTATCCCGCCATCCATCACGGTATGTCCATGGTCATCGAGTCGGGCGGAGGCCCAACGTCGCGGAGCTCTAGCTTGCTCTTGGGGCGACTGATGAACCCTTCGAGCGCCTCCAGCTTGCGCGTGCGCCGATTCATGTCCACCGGGCCCATGATCGTCCGCTGCACCGCGATGACGGTCATGCAGCTCCTGAGCTGCGACCCTGTGATCTTCCCGCTCAGGTAGGCGTCCTGAAGGCGAACTGAGTGCTCGAGCAGCGCTTGAACATCGCCCTCGATAATCTTCTTTCGCAGTCCCGCCCACAGAGCCGCCTTGGTCTTGGGGTCGATAATCTTGTCGTACTGCCTCGCGCGATAACCCGATCCTACTCCGCCCATCTAAACTCCTCGCATCATGTCTTCCAGGTGAGCCTCAAGAGCCGCGTTGATGTCCCTCTCCGCGCTCTCGGGTACATCGAGGAGCCCAGGGTATTTCGTCTCGATGGCATACCGCCTTGCTCCTCTTCCATCGTCCACCGCCGCTCCTCCATCTCCTTCGATGGAAACCGTCGATCCAAGCCGCACTCGTAACGATCTAGCGAACGTCCCCGTCTCCATCATCGGAGTTGTCGTCGAGACGATGGACGCTCCTCGGAGCCTCTGCGCCAAGCTCGGCGACATGTTCGTAGCCGCTTGTCTTGCCCGCTGTTCGCGGCGCTTGATCGTCGCAGGAGCGAGGCGGGCCAGCGGTGCGCCTTTCGCGTCCAGCCCCTGCTCGATGTCCTTGGCGAGATGCTTCGCGCTGATCTCAGCCAGCCGTTTGCACAGGTTCCGCGTCGCCAAGTCGATCTTTAATCCCTCGCATCGGATCGAGATCGAGAACCCCGAGCTGCTCATCGTCCGGTCGATCACTGGCAGGATCTCGACGATCTCGCTCATCGCTCTCCTCCGGCACCCTGTACCTCAAGGGCTGCGGCATGTGTCTTCCGGGGACGGAGTCGTGATACTCAACTCCATCGTGTCGAGGCTCAAACCTCGCATCAAGCCAGAGCTCGCCGCCTCGCTCGTGAAGCCCGTCGCAGAAGTAGAAGTCCTCGGATGTCCAGGTCGGCTCCCCGTTCTCGTCGCATCCTTCGACGAAGGCGAACCATGGCGGCTTCGGCCAGTGCCGGCGGATCCAGTTGAGGTTCACCGCCATGAAAGCAGCCCCGAGCCTCTCGACCTGGAGGAGCCTCCCCGCATAGTCGCCGAAGTCGGCGCGGCGAACGTGCGCCCTCATGTCGACCTGGAAGTTGCAGAAACCGTCTCGACGAGAGACCGGAGCGCCGATCGCCGCTGCGCCCTTGCGCTCGCCCTCGATTACCATGCGGGTGATGTCCTCGCCAGCGAGATGGAAGTTGTCGCTGTCGTAGGTCAGCATCCAGTCCGCGGGCTGCATCGTCCGGCCTGTCTTCTCTTGCGCCCGCAGGTGTCCATAGAGCGCGGCGAAAAGGATCTTGTTCCTCGACTGAGCTACGTCGGTCATGCGGCATCGAGTGAGCCCGCTCCATTTCACCGCATGCCTGGCGCTCGTCGGCAGAACAAGAGACCCGTCGGGCTTGTGCTGGCTCATGGCGCACGCGAGGAAGAGGTTGAGGCACTGGTCCTGTAGCCACTCGGTAACCTGTCCCTTCGAGGGGCATGCACAGATAAGATTCAAGTTCACTTTCTCTCTCCTAAGAGGAGCTCGACCATCTTTGACCGGAACCGCGAGCTCTCTCCCTCGTACTCTTCGCGTGAGCTCACCCTGTACATCTCGACCTGCTTCTCCGTGAGAGCCTCGACCGCACTGACAGCCTCATGGATCCCCCGCGGGGTTATCTCCGCAGTCTGAGCGAGCTGGCGCCTCCCTGTCCTTCCCTGCTCGATTGGTATCGTGATCGCCGAGGTGATCTCAGACATGGGAGGCCAATCGCTCGTCACGAGCACACACCCAACGCTGAGCGCCTCGTGTAGCACGTGTCCGAATCCCTCCGTCTCCGACGGCTGAATGTGAAAGAGGCAGGTGTTCATGGCGATCCTGTAATCCTCCTCGGGGAGGCGCAGGACGAAATGAACGTTCCTGACAGGTCGCCGCTCGATCGTTGTCCCGACGATGACAAGAGGGTGTTCGATCTCGTAAGCGTCCCACGCATCCAGGATCGCCTTCGTCCCCTTTGCCGTCGACCCGCCCGCGACATGGATCCACGCTCGCGCTCTCTTGATCGACTCGTCGCGTATGTCGTGGCTTTGAAAGCCTACATACTCCGAGTTGCTGCAAAGGTCCGCGAAGAGCTGATGTCCATAGCGCGTTTTGCAGAGGACCTTCTCAAAGTCGAGGATGAGCCGATCGTTAAAATTGGGATACCACCATTCCGGATTCGGGAAGATCCAATGCCTCATCGCCGTCGTGAGATAGGCGTGAGCGTACACCTCGAAGTGAATCGCCAGAGCGGCATCACGTCGACCAGGCGGATCGCGGAAGTCGAAGGTTTTAACGTCGTGCCCGATGCTCTTGGCGATCTCCTCGATGATCTGCGCGTCGCGAAGAAGACCCTTCCCATCTCGGATGTTCGTGACGAGATTGATCTTCACAGCGCTCTCCTCTTCTCGCCGCCGGGTTTGATCGCCGCCATGGTGAAGAGGAGATTCAATATCGCCTTCTCCTTGTTTAACATCTTCCATCTCCTCGACGTATAGATCCGGCCGTTGCCCTTACCGAGCGGTGTCTCGTCGTCGAAGAAATCGAAGCTGTCCTCTGAGAAACCTCTCACGTGCGTCGGGTCGGTGACGTGGTTGTAGGTCCCAAACTGAGGGACGCGGATCGTTGCACGACCTTTATCGACGAGAACGCGGTGCATCTCATCGACGATCGCCACGATGTCCCGCAGGTGCTCGAGGACGTCGATAGCGAGGACCTCGTCGACAGAGTTTGAAGGCAAGGGGATCCCGTGCTCGAGATTGCAGTACAGCTCGACGTGAGGGCCCTCGACGCAATCGAGGTGAATCACGCGAGATTCATCAGATGACTGATGAAAGGGATTCGCTCCCGACCCGAGCTCAAGGATGATTCGTTGACCCATCAAAGATCCTATTCAGCTTCTCAGCGACGATTGCCTTCGTCAGGCTCGGTTCGAGGTGGATCGTACATTCGCTCTCGTCTCGGTTGAGGTACTGAGGATCGAGATACCCATCCGGCCCCAAGACCTCGTCGAAGATCGAGAGGTGATACCACCTATGAGCCGCGCACATGAGAGAGAGAGTCTCGTCGAGCCTTCTCGCGTAGACGTTCAAAACCCCATCCGGATGATTCACAGCCTCGGAGTATCGACGAGAGTAAGGGATCCCGCCGAAGACTACGATCTTGCCAGCAACGCGAGGAGCCAGCTCGCGGGCGATGAAAGCTTCGTAAACGGCCAGGCGGCTCCCGAGAGATTCCTCGAGCTTCTTCTCCTTCAGCTCGCGGACGACATGCCAGCGAATATCGACCTCGCCGAAGATGAGCCCGACATTGTCGAAGGTCTTCCCTTGCAGGTATTCGGCGAGGTGCCCAAGAAAGACCCTCTCCTCGCTGCTCGCGGTCTCCTCGGAGAATCCTCCAAGAGACATCCCCGCATAGATGTAGCGAGTCTCCGAGATGCACTCGCAGGGGCCGACGACCTCCCTTTGCACGATCAGTGGATCGGCTCTGTTCGTCGTCGAGAAGTAGAGGCGAGTGTGAGAATCGCCGATGATGTAGAGAGGGATCACGATCAAAGAAGTCCTAACTGATTCCCTCGCGCAATCCGTTCCAGCCCTATCGCGTGCGCCTCGGGCTCGATCTCCGATCCTACAGCGCGCCGCCCGAGGGCCTCGCAGGCAAGGAGCGTCGTCCCATGACCAGCGAAAGGATCGCCGACGAGGTCACCCTGCCTCGTGTAGTCCCGAACGACGGCGCGCATCAGGTCGATCCTCTTCCCGCCGATACGACACATCGGATCCGGGTCGCGCCCCCTCATGATATAGGCCCCGGGGAGGCTCCCCCACTTGCTGTAGGGGGCGTGCCGAGGTCGGGCAACATTGAGATAGACGGTCCAGTTTGCCGGCCCATCGCCGGCCAGGCGCACCGTTCCACCGCTGGCTACGCATGCGATCGGCGCGAAGGCAAAGAGCCCAATCTCCTCAAGCGCTCCTCGCCAGACGTGCGCCAGATCCGAGCAGGAGAAGATGCACCACCACCCTCCCACGCGGTCTTTCCACGATGAGACAAACTCGACCACGTCCTCGGCGGTGAACGAGTCATAGACGAGAGCGCGCCGGTACCTCGGCGGGTCTACCGCACCGCTCGCCCGCACCATGCCCACACCGTTCAGGCTCTCGACGGTGTTCGCCGCATGCGTGCGCTCGCCATAGGGAGGGTCTGTGATGAGCGTGTCAACGACGACATCGCTCATCGTCTCGCGCCAATCACCGAGGCGGAGGTCGATGCCCTTGGGCGCGGGCTGCTGGCTGAGAGCTACCATGGCGGACGTGCGAGGACTCGAACCTCGCTCGCTCGGAGGATGCGCGGCCCCCTTCGCTTCCCCGTCGTCGGTCTGGCTTTCCGGCATAGTCTATTCCGACGACGAACGTCCTGGCTGTCAGAGGTTGTATCGCCTGCACCACGCATAAGCTGAGAACATGTACGACCCCAACGTCTCGACGTGATGCGTCAGCGTCATCTTCGCAAGGAGCTTCCCGAACACCGTCGGAGTATGAGCGTGCAGCTCGAGCGCGAGGTAGCGGATTTTCTTCAGCACATCCGACGGAGTATTCTCGATCACTCCATACTCAGAACACTCGATATCCATCTTGCAAACATCGACCTCGTCGAGCCCATAGATCGAGAAGACCTCGGGGAGGGTGATCGCTTCGGCCTTGCTCCACGTCGGCGGGAGGCTGTTGACGAGGGAGACGTCGAGCATCCACTCCTCGATCGGACTCGGAGGGAGGAGATAGTGAGCTTTGCAAGCGGTGTTCGAGCTTGGCTCCATCGCGACTTCACCGTGATGCCCCATCACTGCGCGATTCGCGATCTCGATCGATGTCCCCTCGACGTTCTTCTCGAGGATCGAAAAGTTGTCTCGATCCGGCTCGAGAGCGACGATCCGCGCCTTTGGCGACTTCCACCGCGCGAAGAGCGAGAAGGCTCCGATGTTCGCGCCGCAGTCGATGATCGGCAGTCCACTCAGCCGATGAGAATTCAGCCTGTAGACATCCGACTCCATCTCAGCGACGACCTTGATATCGGCCTCGTCGCGGCAGAACACATTCCTGCCCTCATAAGCTGTGATCGTTCTCGGGAACATTTTCTCTCCTGGGGGGCGCGCGAGGATTCGAACCTCGCTTAGTCCCTCGCCGGGTATACCCAGCGACGCACCGTTGTAGTGGCCACTATCACGATCCGCTTGCGCCCCTTTTTATCATCTCAGTGTTTCAATCCCCTCTCGGGGAATCTCGAGGCCAGGGAACACCGTCGCGAGAAGCTCGCGCATCCGATGCCTGTACGTGTGATTCGTTCTCGTGTGCAGATGGCCAGCGAGGCGGATCTTCTCGCGCTCGTCGTCGTGCTTGAGGTAGTAATCGATGAGCTCGCGGAGCTGCTCGAAGTTTCCGTATTGGTAGAAGACTAGGTGCCTTCCGTTCTCGAAGTGTTTTTCCATCCCGGGGACGAACGGGTGAATGATGAAGCCTCCGCGCCCCGTCGTCTCGTAGACCCGATCACTCCAGTAGTTCGGGTGCTGGAAGCCCAGGCAGAGCGTGTCACCGATCGCGATCTTCACGCTCGCGTAGAGCTCATTCAGCTCGTTGTTGCGGATGCTCACGAGCGGGAAGCCGATCTTCAAAAAGCGCGTACCATATTGGCTCCGCAGCCACTCAAGAAGCCGCATCCGATAAGGCCACTCTCGATGATAGCTTCTCGTCACCCCGACGAAAGCGACATCAGCTGAATACTTCTCGATGGGTTCGGCGAGGTAGCACTCCTTATCGTAGACCGCGGCCGGAAGCCAGTGGTGGTTGATGCCCCGCTGCTTCCAGAACTCCTCATGCCCTCCGTCGGCGGTGAAAACATGAGTGCTCCTCCACCACGGATGCTCATCGATCCAGGTCTGCCGCTCAAGGCCCACGTAGAGGTCCAGGCTCAACGCGGCGGTCACGCAAGGGGCCGCTCGGATGATCATCTCCCCGCCCTTGTCCCGCAGGCCCCATGTCCGCGACCAGAGGATCAGGTCGGTGCTCGGTGGGAGCGAGGCGAGGATCTGCTCCGCTGAGTACTGGTCCTCCTGGTACTGGATGACATCGCAGCCCAAAGACTGCAACGTCTTCGACACGTGGCATTCAGTGCAATGCGAGTGGCGGTAATTCCCGATATACGCGATCGTCAGCATTCCGTCCCTACATAGGACGTTGTGGCGTTGTCACAAGCCATTGAATTCGCACGCCGGCGCCATTAGCTCGCCATTCAATGACCATTACCAAATATGCTTAAACATAGAACTATTCAGATTCCAATGAAGGCCCGCGAGATCCCTACGGTTTGCGTTTTCATTGCTTCTACATCGCATCATGCCAACATGTATGACATGGTAGGAGCGTTAGATTTCGGCGCGTTGTTCGCCTAAGCAAAGGTAACTGTTACATAATCGTAAGATCCCACAATTTTCGATGTCGGCGCGG